AAGAACAGGATTTAGCATATCAGCCAATGGAACAAGTATATAATACGCTTATATCTATGCTAGGAAAGTACGTCGATAAGTTCAATAAGAAAGATAAATTCTTTCTGGTAGGATACAATAATGCAGCATTCGACAATCTGTTTTTAAGGGGTTTTTTTCTTCAAAATAAAAATAATTATTTTGGATCATGGTTTTGGTCAAGTTCATTAGATGTAATGGTTCTTGCAACTTTATTTCTTGCAGAAAAGCGTGCTGACATGGAAAACTTCAAGTTATCTACCGTGGCTACCACACTAGGAATAAAAGTTGAAGAAGAAAAACTTCACGATGCTAGCTATGACATTTATTTAACAAAATCAATTTTTAATATTATAACGAAATGGAAGTAGAATACGACCAGCAACCAACCATGCGAGACAAAGAGCTTGCGTGGAAGATTAAGCGATCAAAAAATATCACGTCGTCCTGCATCAAGAAACTAAGCACCGGAGGCAGAAAGAAAGGCGAAGAATTTGGACTTACATCCATTTCATACATAAATGAGATTGTTACCCAGATCATAGAGAATGACATCATGGACAATAATGAGCGTGGTGAAATTTGGCAAATGCAGTTTGGTAAGGATAACGAACCTTTGGCAATCAATTGGTGGAGAGAAAATTTCATGGAAGAAATAAAATGCGGATCGACCGACTTCGATGAAATATTATTTCTATCTCCATTCGAAGGATTTTCAGATTCACCAGACGGACTTGTTTATGAGTCAGACGAAACAGTTAATTGGTGTGAGATTAAATGTCCAGCAAACAAAACAAAAGCGTGTAACCTTACCGACGGATCGGCTACACTGGCTGATGTGGTTGACGAATATCGAGACCAGTTCATCGGGCATTTCCTAGGTTTACCGAACAGTGAACTTGGATATTACGTTATTTTCAACGCCCACGTCAACGAACTCACCGGTAAACCATATAATCGCGGTGTTCGCTTTATTCTCAAACGTGAGGACTTCGAACCTTCAATTACCCAAACAGAACGAAAAATCGAGAAGGTTTATGAGTTTATCAAGTTGTGCGTTGCCGGAAAGTATAAGCCAGAAGACGTGAATGAGTGGTGGGGACTAAATGGTAAGGAGGAATAATTATGGCATGGTTAGCAGTTGATAAAAATGGAGATGAAATGACATACATGGATTATCCAGAAAGAAATATCAGTAAGGGTATGTTTGGAACTGGAGAGGCTCAGTATGTTTTTCTTCCTTCAGGTTCAATCGAAAAACTTATCGGACGTAAATTAACTTGGAGTGATGAACCTGTAGAACTTTTGCCAGAATGATTCAATCCCTCCTCTCTCAACACTCATCGCTTCAACAATTACTTGCGTCATGCGAGAATCTGATCAACGAAACCTATCGCCAATCAATTAAATTTAAGATTGGAGATGAGGTAGTACTTAATGGAAACCGTGGCGTTATTGCTGAAATTACCTATTTCAGGCCGATGAAAGTATTGATGTATCGGAAGGATGGGGAGTTGAGTAAGTCGCATCGGTTGGTAAAGAGCCTGAACGAAATCTCTATGCCTTAAGACATGACTGAAACTCAAAATAAAAAGAATGAGATGCTGCATGAATTGATGCATGAGATAAAGCCATTAATGATGGAATACGCATTGTGGTGGCAAAAGAACGTTCGCTGTTCGGAGATTTCAGATCATTATTCCATTAAAGGGAGATGGACGATGTGCTATAAGAAAGAACAAGTGCTTGAAATGTTTTTAAAAACAAAAAGCCCAGACTACTAATCTGGGCTTTCTTTTTATAAACACTCTCGTGTCAGACATGCGATGCTATCACATGCGGGGTTACTTCCTAAAAACCTTCAATAGCTTCTTAAGCTCATCATCATTCTTCTCTTTCATTTTCCCTTCGTTCATTTTTTTCGATACGAGGAATTTGATCGCTTCATTCCTATTATACTCGGTAGATGCGACTGGTTCAGGAGTTTTCTCAATTACTGGCTCAGGCTCTTGCTCTACCACCTTTTTAGCTTTCACTGCCGGATAGTACTCAATTATCTTCCTTACCGCTGACATCGGCTGCTTATCTGCTACTATGCCTCCATTTGCGAATATCACGTAATCTTTGTCGCCACTGATTCGTTCTACTAAAGCGATACACTTCCCTGCCGGAGAATTACTCGGTATCGGAAGTTCCTCCATCTGCATTATCGTTAGCACTTGATTCTTGTTCATTTTCTTTTATTTTTTGGTTGTTTAATCTGTTTACTTCGTTTGGTGAAGCAAGGTAGTGTGTTTCTGCTGCTGTTTCGACCGAGATAGCTCCGGCAGTCAGCGACTCATTTACCAATCGAACCTCCTCTGCAATATTCATTGGAACATAAATGTCAGGTTCTGAAATAACTACGAGTGATTTGTAGTCAAGCGTTTTCTTCTCTTCCCTGCCAAGTCCTTCTTTTACAATGGAAACTATCTTTTCAAGTACTGGCTGCCATCTTGGTCGAGCATCAAGAGCGTACTGAATAGCATCATTGTAGAGATTCTTAATATATGCACCTGACTGATCTCCCCCTTTCAGTAATTCCATGTCTATAACAACTGTTCCGGTTATCCGACAAAGCTGTTTCCAGTATTGATCAAACTCGAATTTCAATGCGGCAGACATATCATTTTGCTCCAACATCTTCGCGTTCGATTCAGGGTTTTCTGATATAATAACCTTGCCCTGACTGGTCTTTGGAGGTAATACCTTAACATCATCACCTGCTAAAAACATTATGCCAAATGAGAAGTAACTGTTTGATTCTCTGATGTCTGACAGCAATCTTTCAATCTTATTTATCAGTTCTTGGCCTTTACCCCAAGCCACATCGTCTTCGCGATGGTAAGCTACTGGAATTTGAAGGAACCCATGAGGCTCAGTGTTTCCGATTTTAGTCCATGATTTTTTATCCAAGATGTACCTCGAAACGGTTCGATCATCATACACGTCAATCGTATCCATTGCCTGATCGTATCCTTCATGAACCGTATAGTACCTACGAATAAACATCTCCATATCAACTCCATTCGACTTGTAAACAGGAATTAGTTGATCCCCATTAGAATACGACCAAACCTTATAAGCCAATCCAATTGACGTCATAAAGAAGTAGATCGCCCCATCTCCGGTAGTCAACGCTGACTTAGCCATCAAGTAGAGTGCAGACGAAGCGTTTCGCTCAGTCCAATATTCTTTAAATCGCATGAACATGTCGGAGTTTCCGTCACGTCTCGATGTAAATTTAGGCTTATTTGCCCAAAGATGTACGCATTGTTTTGTGGCAATCATTTGCTGAATAGCCATCGAGACACGAGCAACCTGAGTTAGTGTTTGAACTTCCTCCTCAATCCCATCAGCGTTTCTTACAATGGACTTAATTATCTTGTCTGGATATATGAATGGGTTGTTTATGTCGTGTGATTCTGGATTAAGTTCCGCTAAGAAGGTATCTTGTGTGATTTTCTGAAACTTCATTGTGGGGGCTTTCGCATCATCCATTTGATATGAATACGATGGCGAAGATGCTATATATTGTAGCTTTACCGGATTCAGTGCGCGAACAAATACTTTTTTCTTCAGTAGGTCTGCGTTGAAGTCTCCTTGCTCTGCGAATGTTTGTTTTTTAGCCATCCTTGTATATTGTTTATTCCCCTCCTCCTCTCAACGTCCCCCCGAAAATGCTTTTTATGAGGTAGTTGTAGTTGGTAGAGTCGATTTTGTGATCTGGGTTGTGTACGAAAATATCTTTGTAATACGCATCTCTTATTTCGTGGATAGCCTGAGCTTCTTTTTTTGTAAGCACTTTGTCGATGTCCGCTTTCATTGATTTCATTTCGGCAACACTATCCCAAAGCATCCCGAATCCAAGTCCGATGCAAAACGTAACTCCAAGGACAATGGATAGTACCCATTTTGAATTTGAGGATAATTGATCTGTTTTTTCCTTTGAGTTTGTAATGCTTGCAATTAATTTCAGCTCAGAATCCTGAAGAAACATTGCCCATTCATCGGATATTCTTGCGTGTTGTTTTTCAAATTTGTCGTGAATTGATTTTAAAATCAAGTCTGCACTTCTCTGTATTTCTTCGAAGCATTCACCGCATTTTTCTTCAATTACCTTTTTTTGGCTGCACATATTTATACATGTGTTTTTCGGTACGATTACTATCTTTTTGTCTTTTACCATTTTGTATCCTTCTTTTTAGGATTGCTGGTAAATGTTGCCCAAATATAGCAATTATTTGTATAACTTTGTTCATACCGCTTATCGCATGAACAATGAGAATTTCAGAACTTGAAGTGTCCGAATTTTTCAGGATAATGCGCGAAGAACTCGGACTTAACCAGTATTTGAGTTATACGGATGCCTGCACACAATACAACATCTCAAAAGATCACCTGCAATACCAAGTCAGGAGTGGACACCTTAAATCAATTCACAAGCATGGAAAGGCATATGTATTGAAATGTGAGATGGATAGGCTTTTGCAATGCAATATGTTGATACACAAAAGAAAGGAATAATTCCATGCAATAATAATTTTAGTTTGATTCTGTCATTGTAATTTTACTGGACAAACCTTTAAAATTTATAATCATGGCAGAAACTGTAATTATGCCAAACTCAGGCGATATGCTTGGACTTGGTGGTGGAAATGGACTTGGAGCGATCCTTATAGGGGCGTTGCTAGGAGGCGGGAATGGCTTGTTTGGTAATCGTGGCGGATGGGGCGGATATGGCATGGGAAGTCCTGCCGCTGGAGCTGTGGCATCCGAAGTAGTACTTACTCCGACATTAAACGCAATCCAAAACCAGATTTCAAACCTCTCAAACGAAGTTGATTCAAATCAAATTTTGGCAGGGTTGACGTCTATCAATCAAAATGTTTCCGGCACATCTCGTGACATTGGCCGAGATATTGCAAATCTTTCGACCGCACAAGCTGCTGGAAACTTCACAACTCTTAACTCGATCAATGGCCTCGGTCGCGATATTGTTGCTTCTCAAACCCAAGCCCTGATCAACAACCTGCAAAACTTCAACAACCTACAAGGAAGCCTGACTACCTCAACGAATCAAATCATTTCAAATCAGGCTGCAAATGCTGCTGCTGTGGCTGCCGGATTCTGTACGTTGAGTCGTGAAGCCGCAGAATGTTGTTGTGAAACCAAGCAGCTTATCAGGGATGATGGAGCTGCAACTCGTGCTTTGATCAATGACCTGAATGTTCAGAGCTTGCAAGCACAATTAACTGATGCAAAAGTTCAGATTTCGAACAATTCGCAAAACCAATACCTGCTGACTCAGATATTGACTCACATTCATCCCACCCCAGTGGTAGTTTCTTGATCATGGCAACTCCTATCCCAATCGGAGCCACGAAAGTAAAAGTGGCTTCGGTTGTTCAAAACAGAGCGTTGATTCGCCTTCAAAATGTCGGAAAGAAAGCCGTGTATATCAAAAAGATACCACTCGGACAGGTGACTACAAGTATTTCCGATATGGATTACGAAGTTAAACTGAACGCAGACCC